GCATTGTCGGCACCAGACGTCAAAAATTGGCCGATCAAGTCACCCGCAACCATGCGTTCTGGGCGAATACCACCGTAAGTCGCGCTTGGGAACCACTGCCCGCTGTAATTGTAACCACCAGGGCCAAGCAACGAGGCAGTCTCCATCAACAGTCGCTTGCGCTGTGCTTCCTTCAATTCCGCGTAAGCACCCATTGCATGTTCAACTTCATCAACTTCTTTGTCATCAATTTGAATTAACATGCTGATGTGAGAATCGCTGACGATGGTATCTTGGTCAAACTTCGTAATAATGACCGTCATGTACAGCTGATTGCTGTAAAAGTCAAAAGACTCGCCAGAAGCGATCACTTCGGTTGGAAACTCACGCAACTTGGTGAGGAATGCACTGCCAGTGGGACCACCAGGGTCGTTGGGGTCGTAATCATACTGGAACGATGCCTTGTACAGAACCATTGGTTCACTCGCCATCGGTCCCATTGCACCAAACTCAGCGACTTGTGCCATATCCCATGCGGGGTACGGAGACAAGAACACGTTACCAACCATACGTGCAGGGGGCGCTTCAAGGCCCTCGTTATACACATTCAAGGTGTCAATGAACATGTCAACGGCAAGAATGGTGTGCTTCTTACCGGGTTCAAGATGAATCTTTTGAGTCCACACGTTCGCAAGATTGTTATTAAAGTCAGTGGCGTCATCAAGATTGAAGCCAACTCTCGTTTCATGCAATGCCATTACTTCTTCCCTCCTGCAATACGATGTGCTTCACGTTGAGCACGCTTGAAGCCGTCTTTCTTCCAGCTTCCGTTCTTCATCTTATACTTGTGAGCGATACTCTTGAACGCTTTGGCATAAGCACGGTTATACTTTGACACTTTACGCTTCTTGGGTGCTGGAGAGTTACCAGTCAGTGCGTTTGCTTCAACGACACCCTCCATAACGTCATCCACGTTACCGCCAGTGGCAGTCAGCGTTTCGCCAGCTTTGATGTAAACCGTGAATTGTGGCGTTCCTTGAATCATGTACGCTTGGTATGCTGGGATGGCAACCATGTCGATCGGAAACACCATGTTACGGTCACCAACGATAAGACCGGCAAGACCTCCGACTGCTGCGGCACCGAGGATGGCGGGTGCGGACACTGCCGCAGCACCAGCGATACCAGCAGCAACAGTGGCACCAATGGCACCACTGACAACCTTATCGCGTCCACGTCGGCCCTCAGCAGTTTGTGCCTTGGGATTGGGTACTTTAACCACTCAGACCACCTCAGAGGTCGGTCTGTTGGGTAAGCATCTGGGTGAGCGTGCTTTGCGTGACAGTGATTGGCTCGGCAATCACAAGAATGTCAATCTCGACTTGGTCATCATCGTAAAAGTCCAAGTTATCAGCGGCAACGCCAATAAGAAGATCGGTGATGACAGCGAAGCCGTCTGGGTGCAGCTCTTGTGGGCCGTATCGCGTGTGGTCGTACAACAGCGACAGACCTTGGCCCGTACCAGTTGGAACACCAAATGCAGCGGTACGAATGGTCTCAAGGTGACACACATCGGGGCTTCCGATGCCGACCTGAGAGGCCAATTCGTATGCGCGGGTGGTGGCAAACATCTTCAAACAGGAACCTTGCTGTCCATCGACGAGCACTGCATTGTTGATGAGGGCTGCTTCACCGGTGTTTTGCCAGAAGGTACTGCCAGCAGATGCGCCGGGGCGGAACTGCATGTAAATCTCTTTGATGCTCAGAGCCTTACGGTCCACAGCGGACACGTAATCTTGCAGGTCAAGTCGACCATACAAAGTCGTTCGGTCACCAGTTCCACTGAACGTGAACTGAAGTCGGTCTCTCAAAATAACGTCGCCTTTTCCTTTTGCCATATGTTATACCCTCCTGGGTATGTTCACCCAAGGAGTCACCGCATATAAAGAGTCGGACATGTTCGATTCAGGTTTATGCGGAACATGTACGGTATCATGGTTAACGGGTATCGGTATGGTATTGGGTGAGACTCGCAGTTTGCTTCCGTTCGCTCGGTCGTCGCTCCCTTCGGTGAGCGCTCCTCCTCGCAGCACTCTTATCGCAAACTGCTCGTTTACCTTACCGAGAAGATACCAGTTGGAAGTTGGAAAACATGTGTAAAAACAAAGAAAAAATTGGGGGCTTGATGAGATGACAAAAAGATACCATCATATCATCTGGGATTGCCCCATGTGTGGCATAAGAAATTGGAACAAATGTTACGGGTCTGTTGACAAAGCTCGTTACCCATGCTCCGCATGCGGAGCATTTTGTCGGATGACATCCGCCAAAATTGTTACGATAACATACTCATTCAAGAAGGCTTTGGAGGTGTTTCGAGTTGGCAAGCTTTGACAGTAAGAAAGGACAAGACCGTTACAAGAAAGGTCAGAAGTATCACGAGCACATGCATTATGTGTTACAACAGCGTGGCTGTGAACTTCTTGGCGAAGGTACACCAGAAGAAGATATGGAAGGGATCGATTATTGGTACGAGATGCCAAGACGATTTGTTAACTGCTGGTCACGATGGGACGGCGGCTCGCCTTGTCCCATCGTTGGTGTCGACTTCAAGGTCATGTTTGGTGAACATCTTGGTGTTCAAGACCGTATGCGAAACTCAAAGACAGAAGCATATGTGTTTGGCCGAGTGTTTCCCAAGAAGAAACTTGTCGCTGTGTACATGATAAGCAAGAAACAATTTTGGACTCACCCAAGATTGCGATCGAGAGTTAACAAGCACGGCGAAAAGTACTGGTACATTCATCGTGACTTCGTCACAACTCGTGCCTTTCACAGACTTGGCGGCAAGTACTTCGATTAAACCAGCATGGGTGCAACATCGACGCCAAGACTGGCGGCGAGAAGCAACAAGACAGGTTTTACCATCTTGGTTATTGCTCGCAACTCGATAACAACTTCTTCAACTGCACGAAGACGATTGTCAAGCCGATCAAGACGGGCATCTTGCTGACCATCGACATTCGTCATACCATAATCACCGCTTGGGTAAGCACAGAAACGTTTCGAGCTGGGAACACATCGCGTTCTTGCATCATGAATTGTTCCGAGCGCGCCCAGCGAAGCCAGTCTGGATACGGGTCACCGCTGATTGCGGAGTCTCGACCAAACGCTTCATCGTATGACTGCATGCGTCGGGCATACGAATCAATGGTCTGATATGCCGCGCGAGTGTTCATTGTCTCGGCATTGTCGGCACCAGACGTCAAAAATTGGCCGATCAAGTCACCCGCAACCATGCGTTCTGGGCGAATACCACCGTAAGTCGCGCTTGGGAACCACTGCCCGCTGTAATTGTAACCACCAGGGCCAA